TCTTCCGTGCTGTTTAAAAAACTTAGTTAGTCCTTCAATTATGTATTCTTTTGAAACAGAGGTATTAAACTTACTAACACTATAAGGTATTCCTGCTACTGAACAAACTTTATCCCAAGTGCCAAATCTATTAATATAAGTAGAGGCCCCCTTTAGATATTCAAATTCACTACATTCCTTCTGTTTGGGTGCTCTGTTATTCTCTTTATAAAACTTCTGTAAACTCTCAATTAACTCTTCTTCTGTGTATCTCATTTTTTACTCCTAAAACAGAAAAACCAACGGAAGCTCCTATAATTTTATCTGCAAGAATAAAGAAGTTATAAGCGGGGCTATCCATTGGTTTTTCTGTTACTTCTCAACTCTTGCAACTATATTATATCAAAAATAACCTAGATTGTCAAGTACTATTTTTTAGAAAGTTATTTCTGAGGCTACAAAAGTGTACAAAGCGTAACGTAAACTATCTGACATATGTGAAGCCATGTTGTGAACAGGTTTTTCAACTAGTAAATTTTTATTAGGGTTCCACTGATACTGGTCCAAAGCAGCTAAAGTCTCTTTACAGTGTTGCCCTACCATAAGACTGTCATTATCTACGATAGTAGCTACTGCAGCAATCCCATCAAGTACGCTCTTAGTTGCATTAGTAGTTGATATATCATACTTCTGAGCTAAATCGAATCTCATTTGTTGAGCGGCAGAGTCTATATAAATTACATCTATATCCCACCTATCAATTAGAACTTGAATAGCTATAGCGTGCTGCTCCGTAGTTCTCTCCGCTTCCATATACTCATCAAGAATATAATACTTTTCAGCATCCCAGTCATATCCGACAACACAAAAAGCCGTAGGATCTTTGTAGCCCACGTCCATTCCTGCAAATATGTCCATACGGGAGGTATCTAATTCAGATAGATCAGCTACGCATTCAGCGTAATTAAAGTCCCAAACCTGTCCTTCAAAAGTATTAAAGTCTGCTAGGTACTCTTGGTTAAATTCCGCTTTAGACATACCTCTTTTAGCTTCATCAATATCCTCTTGACTAATTCTAGGGTTTTCATGATAGGTAGCTCTAATAGAACACCACGTTGGGTACTCATTATTATAACCACGCTGATAAAATTCCGAGAACCAGTTATTACGTCCACGAGGGGTACTAATAAAAATACACTTTGAGTTAGGTTTATCTAATGTAGGTCTTAATGCGACGTTAAACGCATCCATACCAGCATCACCGAGGGCAGCTTCATCAAATATAATTAAGTCGTAAGATCTACCAACTGTAGAATCAACTTGATTGACGGAACCCATCCTAACAGTACTACCATTAGTGAGTTCAATAATTTTATCTTTCGCATTATCTCTAGCTACTTCTAAATCGAAGTGTTTAATCAGGTTACGTTGCAGGTCAAAAGATATCTGAGATAGAGAATAGTTAGGACTCATGATTAGTACATTCATACCGGGTACTAAAGCTATTAGCTGACCTATAATATTAGCAATGTAAGTCTTACCTTGCCTTCGAGAAAGTGCTGATACTACAAATCTATACTTAGGCGAATTGATCGCGTTTATTAAAGCAATTTGCGATCTAATTGGCTCAATTTTAAGTAGCTCCATATACTGGTTAATAGGTAATTTTATAAACCTAGTATCTTTAGGGTACTCTATTAAAGCATCTGCACTAATATCATCTCTACTAATTTCTAACATCTCTTCTCCAGCCTAAAAAGGACTAAACATTCTAAAAGGGTTTAATTTGCGACGTACACCGTCAACTTGTGTATTCATTTGTTCCATTCGTGTATTAACAGTATGTAACTCATTATTCATATGTAGCATAGATTGCTGTATAGAGTGTAAATCCTCTTTAGCCTCTACAATAGTTTCGCTAATACTAATAAGAGCCCTATTAGCAACGAAAGCCATATAAAGAAAGCAACAAGCAACTAATATCTGGGAAACAGCTTGACTCCACCCACACCATCTACTCATTTTCTACCTCCAAGGTGTATATCTCGTTAAGTAAGAACTTCAAAAGATCTTCTTTAACCTCTTGTATTTTACCTTCCTGGTATAGCATAACCCATCGGTAGCGGTTACTACTTTTTACATCTTTTAATTCTTGCTCATCTACTAAGTTACTAGAATAATGACCAAGTTCGCTATAAACGCGTAACATTTCTAATTCGTTTTTTTCTTTATAAGCAACAGATGCACGTTTAAATTGATCCTCATGCCCCTCTACTCTATCGGGGTGGGTTTCTTTACTAATTTCTCTATAGATCTTTTTAAAGTCTTTTGAAACGCTAGCAGTAGCAGTAGCAGCAGGAGCATTTAATTCTTTATATATTTTAACATATTTAGAAGCTAAAGCCTCTACTTTAGGCATTAGCGTCTCTATAAGTTCATTTATTTCATTTAGTTCCATTAAAGAAGCCCTCACTATGGAGGGCTTCGAAGTTTATTTTATCGTGAGAACTCCCCGAAGCCCTAGGATTATTAAAACACCATATAAAAATGGCAAAAAATTATTTCCATATTTTCTTAGTAAGTATACCTTCAATTCTATCTAAGGCTTTATTTATATGCTCAAAATTGCTTTCTACACGTACCATTCGGGACTGCATATTTAGATGTCTGTCTCCATCCATCTCCATATAAACTTTTTCTCTTTCTGCTATAAAGTTTTTAACTTCAGTTTCATTAAGAGTTTTATGCATGCTAGATTCTATACGCTGGACCGTTCCGTCTACTCCAGCTGCCCACCAAATAATGGCGAACGTTTGTACGCATATAGCTAATATTAATCCTAAGGGTACTTTCTTGCCACAACCTTCGTCGCAGCGGGCTTCCAACTTTCCTAGTTTTTCCAGTACCTCAGTATTTATAGACATTATTTACCTGTTTTCTTCTTTACTGCTGGAGGTACACAGACTTTCTTAATATAATCTAAAGAAGCTCCATTTCCTCTGAACTGTTTCCAAGTAGCATCTAGGCTACCATATGATTTGTATGCTTCTCTAATAGCTTCATTATTTAGATGTGCCATTTTTTATCCTTAATTTTGAAATCTCTAACTCTAGAGCTTCCATCTTGCTGTTTAGGGCTTCTAAAAGGTCTAAAGTCCATGTATTGAAATTCTTAAATCCTTCTACTTTTAAGCTCTTTGAAAGGGCTTCTGCTCTATCCACTGCGTTCATATTAACCATCCTGTAATAATTTTTTCATAAGTTCCCCATAATTACCTTCACCAAAGCTAGAGTTATCGTTAATCTGGACATTTGTCTGATTTTTAACAATTGCTTGCTCTGCTTTAGTTTGGTCTGCGGTGGCTTTTATTTCATCCATTCGCATCTTATGGGCCATTTGTAACAAGTCGGCAATATCTTTGTTAGATGTCATCTCCGTCTCGTCTAATTCTTCAAGCTTCTGCTCAATGATGTTATCTAACGTTGCTGCCAACTTAAATCTATTTCTATAACCTAAGTCTAAGAAAACAGTATCCACGTACTTTTTTACTTCTCGCTGATTCAGATATTTGCTAACGGAATCCTCGGGGACTTTAAGTAGGAGTGCTGTTTCTCTAACGGAGGTGGTTTTTAAATAGGTATTTGCGATCTCTAACCCCTCGGGGGAGATATTTGCCTCTTCTACTGTTGCTAAATTTTGCATTATATTCCTCTCATTTATATACTGAAGTATAACAAAAAATGGGAAAAATGTCAAGAAGTTTTTTTGAGTTGGTCCCCTTTATATTGTGTACTGGGTAGTCTTATTAACTATTATTCGCTGCTTGTTACTCGCTATTCGCTATCGTTTAGCGTTGTTTACTATTCGCTATCGTTTAGCGTTGTTTACTATTCGCTATCGTTTAGCGTTGTTTACTATTCGCTATCGTTTAGCGTCAATTGACGTAAACTTGTATATTTTAAAAGTTTTACACGTGTGGGTGCGCGAAGCGCCGAAATGCGAATGAGTCTCATTACCGCCCTGTATGAGAATGATTCTCAACACGCGCTCACTAGGTATACACCTGAGTA